TTAAAGTTTTCCATATTCTTTTTCTAATTTTTGATAATACTTTATTTCTTCTTTGAACACCTCTGGAAAGTGTATACTTAAATACTCTATATCTTCTTGGGATAAAAATGGATATCGCTCATATACCATATCCAATATCTCTTTACTAAGTATTTGTTTTTTCTGTTTACCTTTTGCCCAGAACCATTTATAATAATCCTTTTCTTTATCTTTAAGATATCCCCACCATATATTCATAACAATTGCGAAATCACCACCCCTTACGTTTATCTTCTGTGCTAAAACAGGGTACTTTCTAGACATCATTCTATTTACAATAAATCCCCATTTAGACTTATCTAAATTAGATATATTAGCAAAATCCTTCCGATCAACAAATAGTAGCCTTACTATATATGTAAGGTTTATTGCTTTGTTATCAGTATCATCATCCTTATCCTTCATATTTTATAGTGCATCAAAATCATTAATGTAATGATCATTCTCAATAGTTAAATATTTGACGTTTAAATCAAAGCTTGTTCTACTTCTACTGAAATCTCCATCCCTTTGTTTAAGGAGCTTTAAAACATATTTGTGATTACGTTTCATTTCCTCTGTTCTTATTATAGCAAAAAATGTATCACTTGTTTCAGCGATTGCTTTACTTTCAGGTATTTTATCTAAAGTTATATCAGATGCGTTCCAAGCATCCTTTGCAATCTGCATCGCAGTGATAACCGCACATTCTCTTGATGATCCCATTGCCCTTAAAGCTTCTGCAAGGTGCTTCCCCTTTAAATATAAATTACTCTCAATGCCCAATCCCTTTATCGGGGCCATTAATGTGATGTAATCTACTATAATTAAATCTGGTTTGAAATTTCGTTTAAGTTCTACCTTCTTTAAGTGATTTTCTAGATGTTCAATAGTGGCTTGACCAGCCGCGAAATATTTAACATTTATCTTTCCTTGCTTATTATTAAATAAATTACCTGGATCTGACGCATTATTTGAACCTTTGTGTAATTCTTCTATCCTAGACTTAATATAATCAGGATCTTTACTCTTAATGTCATAACTATTAATAGGTATCTTTAACCGCATAGAACCAATTCGCTTTAATACTTTTTTCTCACTCATCTCTAAAGTAAAGTAGGTCACATTATATCCAGCATTTGCTACATTCGCAGCAATGTTCTGCATCCATAGGGATTTACCACCATTAGTCTCCCCCATTAATATATTAAGAGTAGATATATCAAAACCACCACCTAACATGCCATCTAATGATTCCCAACCTGTTTTAACTTTAGTTACCCCATGGTCTTGTATATGACTTTCCGCATCGTCAAAATCTGAACCGAGGTCGTCATCATCATCATCGAAATTTGATACTGTTCTATCCGTTACATAAGTACGTATTTTACCTGCATATTCTTCTATTGTTTCAAGAGTCATTTCTTTACTCTCCATCTCTCGCACTTTTTCTATTACCTCATCTGATGTGTCTTTAAGACGCTCCTTTAAAATCCAAGCTTTTATTTTGGGTTTTAAGAACGCATTCTCATCGAACTCACTCAGTGTCGTGCTTATCATAGTCTTAAATACCTGCTTTGATATTCTCTTATCTGTGTCCTCAAGTGCAACCATTTCATATATCTGAGAAGCCTTAGGTACATCAGTATTTAAATTATCATTCATATACTTATATACTATATTATATACTAAGTTTATTTCTGGATTTTTGAAATAATTTGGCTCAACGTACTGAAAATAACTTTTATTCATCAAGATATACTTGAAAAACACTTTCTCTAAACTAACTGTCATATATGATTTTTTATTTGTTTTCACTTTATATGTGTTTCAAATATAAAAGTTTTAAAATATGTCTAATAAGCTATTTCTATATTTATATAAACTTATCTTAAATAGTTGAAACTTTTTAAATATGTGTAATATATATAACTAAAATAATACTTATAATAATATGGAGAAATTAACAAATGATACATTCCCAAACTTTATTTTACAAAGTGGACTTAGTGTCATAAAAGTGGGGGCGGCTTGGTGTGGACCATGTAAAGTCGTAGAACCAATACTTATTCGAGTAAATGAAAAAATGGGTGATGTTAATATCGCAGAGATTGATGCAGAAACTGAAAATGATTTATCTAATACATTGAGTGTCCGAAATATACCAACTACAATATTTTATAAAAATGGTGAAGAAATAGATAGACATATTGGAGCATTTTCGGAAAGTCTAATCACTGAACTAATAGAAAAAAATAAACAATTTTAGTATATAAAAGTTTTATATATACTTAATGAACTCTATTGAAAATTTCATAATATCTGAAGGTGAGAAGGTAATTTGCGTAAGTAAAAAACACCTTTATATTACTGTTATGAATTATTATGAAATTGTTGATATCTTAACAGATGGAAAAACAAAAGAGAAATTACTATTAGTAATTGATGATGGGGGGTGTTTGAATTCTTACCCCCTTTCTTGTTTTATAACAATTGCTCATAATCGACATAATAATATTGAATTGATATTTAATTCTCTACAAAATAGTAATTAAAGTAAAAGTAATTATTATTAGTTATGAAGTATAACTTCTCATCTAATAATAATTCTATATAATTATCATTTGATTTTGTAACTTCTATTTCTGAATTAATTGGTATAATAACCCTTGACCCAGAATTTTTATCAATAACCTCTAAATCTTTAAGTAATTTATAATTCCCTAAATCAATATCTAACCACTTTCTAATAGACTTTACTAACATTCCCTTTATTCTGATAATCCATTCCTTAGAACCAAACACAGATAAATCCCTGAATAACTCGCACTTTACATTTGGATTAGGTGAGTTTATCTTCTCAATAACACCAAAGTATTCTTCCTCCTCAATAGTGAATGAGAAGTAAATGTTGAAATAAATATCATTTGCTGCAAATATCCTTAGTATCTTGAATTGTTTAAAATCAGTTAACTCTAATGTACTACCATCATGTAAGTTAATACCCGTTGTAGTTCTACTTATTTTCTTGAATATACCATCTAATTTAGATAAAGCACCCTTCATGTTTAATTCATATCTATTATACGAATCCATTGATAAACTAGGGTTGTCTACATGGGTAGACTGTGGAACAGAATCACTACCCATTCGCATCGCATTAAACTCGCTAAATTCCATGATTATACTTGGTCTTGATCTTAATTCCATATACTATATATTAAATTTTTATCTGACCTTGTACCAAACACCACCCTCATTTATAATATTATCTGTATTACTCATCGCATTTATTAATGTTTCTATATTACCACCGATTGGTAAATAAACCAATTTAATAGAATTACCAGTAGTTAATGTAATATTAGCTGTCCCATTTGAACTGTTAGGATCAAAAATGTTTGGGGAAATCGTAGAATTATATGTACCACCTGATATGTGTTCATTTATTAATGAAATTGATATATTCCCACCAGTTCTATTCCAAATTTCAATATTTGTCCCATATGCTGAATTTTTTGTCCCTGCTGAGGCTATATCAGTTATTCTACCTATTGTCTTACCTTGATCACCTGATTCATCTAATAACTGATAAGAAGATCGTATATCACTTATATAACTATAAGAAGATGCATATGTAGTTAATTTACCATCTTCTGGTTCAAATGCCACCAATCCACTTAAATGAAAATCAACCTCAGGTATCATGTTTATACCCAATGCCCTTCTATCATCACCAATGCTTATCACAGTTCCTGGTACAACACTACTAGTATTTCCCACATTTCCTATAATAGCCGCTTTAGAAGTGGTTGTAACCGATAACTCAGAAAATGAAAGTTTATCTGTAAACATACCCAATGTTCCACTATATGTCCCCCCAACGTAATCTCCTAAGTAAAGTAAATTAGAAACAGATGAATCAACTCCAATAAATGCATTTGATGAAAATAACATAGATGTTGTGGCACCACTAAAACTAATTGTACCAGAACTAGTACCCAATACAATTGAATCATTCTCTGATATTATTATATCATTACCCAATGTACTCTTACCACTTACTAAAATTGTATTAATAGATGGAACCGAACCCCAATAGGAATTGCCATCAACATTAGTATATAGCATCCGATTTGCCCCCCAACCATCAACTAGAATTTTTAAGGTATCTGTATCTAAACGTATCTCACGAGCACTCTTAATGTAATCATTTGTACCATCTGTATATAAACTCATAGAATTTGTACCAGTTGTGAAAACTATCTTATCATTAACATTTACTATAATGTCGTTACTAGATGTTTGATTACCATTGGCTAATAAAGTGGAAAGTGTATTAGACTGTGTTCCCCAATACGCATTACCAGAAGAATCCGTAAGTAATACCTTATCTGAACCAATTCCTATTAAATTTAATCTGAGAGTATCCGCTATTATGTCTAATCTTCTTCCAGAACTATCTATGAAGCTCTGTGTACCATTATCATATATAGATGTACTTGTCGTGCCACCTATATATAATATATCATTAAAAGATAATATAACGTCTTCCCCCGATGTGGTATTCCCACTTGTTAGTACCTGTGATAAGGTATTTATATTGCTGTTGTTTATTTGTCCCCAATAAGGAAGATTGCTTGCCCCCATTAATAATACATCACCAACACTACCACTAGCACCATTCACAAAACCGAAATCACAATTATCTAAATTCAATTGAATATCATTGACAATGCCAGATGGCTTCGTACCAATTCCAGTTGAACCAGTAGCAGAATATATCATAGTTAAATTAGTATTTGAATTACCAATTTGAATATTATCTGAATCAATTATTAATTTACCCCCCTGATTTTTTATGGTGAAGTCTATAGATGCACTAGCACCAGAACTTATTTGTTGTGATAAAAAATAAGGAGCAGTGCTAAATAAATTAGGTTTGTCACCTGCTAAAAAAGCAACTTTAGTGAATTGATCTGATGCAGTACTGCCAAATGTATCTGGCTTAAAATTATAAAAATAAATGTCAGTATCACTGATGTTACTATCACTATTATCATATTTAAGTAAATCATCTGTTAGAATATATGTACCATCTATAAGTGGCTTACCTATTAATATCTTAGTACCAGTACTCGATGTAAGGCCATAATTATTTAAATGATTTGCGCCAGATATACCAATATAATTTAACTGACTAGCAGTAACACCAGTTTCTTTAAATGCTACATTATCCCATATAGTGAGAAGAGAGTCCCTGAGATCTTCGGGGGATACCAATTGAGATGTGTTATTAGGTATTAAATTTAAAAAATTATTAGCACTTAGATTACCTCTAAAAGTGCTCTCAGTTGTTGATGAAACATTTATTGAATATGTGCCCATTATTTAAAAAGTATTTTCTATATATATTAAACTTTTAGGGGCATGTATATAATAATATATATGAAAAACGATATGAAAAATGTCTAAGAAAGAATTAGAGGAATTTTTATATAGCTGTATACTAGATAATAAAGGCTTGACGTATATAAATATTTGCTCATTCTATTTATCTGAGTTATGTCACCTAAATAAAATAAGAAAATATACTATAAAAACTAAAGTAGATGATAATAATTTAAATATCATCTACTCTTTTACAATCACATCTACATCTAATAAAATTATTAAAATAGAATTATCAGAAGAATCTATATTTTATTATAATAGACAAAAAAATATATATACTATTATAAATAATAATATTGAGGATAGGGATATTTAACCTTGAGTTATATCTCTATTTCTAATATATAGTTCTTGTGTCATTGGGAATGTATCCCCCTCATTATTAGTGACTACACTAATATTAGTATCTACCATATTAAATAGGTGATTTTCAAACTTAAAAAACGTATCCCCATGGAACTTCTTTAGGAATTTAGTTAACACAATCTCTTCTACTATGTCTCGTTCCAATACTTGCTCATAAATACTATAACCACCTATGATAAAGGTATCTTTTGTAACATCAATCTTTAAAAGTGCCTCATCAATAGAATTTGCAACAATGACATTATTGGCAACAAAACTTTTATCACGTGTTATTACAATGTTAGTTCTTTTAGGTAATGCCATGTCAATACTTTCATAGGTCTTTCTACCCATTATAACATTACAATTACTAGTAGTTTTTTTGAAATGTTGCATGTCCTCTTTTATATGACCCCATGGTAATGTGTTATTTAAACCTATGACACCACCTTCTGATACTGCTACTATTAATTTTAATTTCATTTTTCATTTCTAATTATTATACAATTTTCTATATCCACTAATGGGTACTCAAAACCATCTTCCCATTTAATGTATATCTCAGATGATTTAACATAAATAAAACTATCTGGTATATTTGGTATCAAAGGTAAGTCGAGATCATTACTAGCAATTATTTTTTTAGTCCCATTGCATATAGCATTAAGCTTTCCCTTATTATCACTATTATGCTTGAATGGGAAAAAACCACGCCCTTCATAATTATCATAAGCTCTATTTTTAATACCCATAGCTAAGCCTAAGCCATAATCACCTTCCATAACCTTCTCATCAATGGTTAGATAGATGTTTGAGTTAAACCCTTTATCCATACTTACTTTTTTATATCCTTCTATATATATATACGAGTATTCTCTATTTCTAATGCATTAACCTCTTGTTTTCTTAATATTAGTTTTTTCTCCATTCTTTCAGCATCTGTTCTAATAGAGTTAATTAAATCAATAGCTATAAGCTTATCACCTGCTATAACTGCTCTTGTTAAGTTATCTAGCTTCCCACAAATAAGTTCTTTTCTCGGTGTGTTTATTGTTTTTGGCATCTTATTTAGTTTATTGTAAATGTGAATGTATATACTATATTAATCTATTAATGAAATTGTTAATTAAATTAGCCTCTTCAAAGTTTTCATACTTGATCGCATTTAGTGACCTAATATCTAGTTCTTTCTTTATGTCAGTACTCTTTAAATAATTTAAAATAGATTTAATTGCTTGTAAGTAATCTATCTCTAAGCTAAACTCTTCACTATTTCTCTTATTATAAAACCCTATTAATATACCATAAACACAAACATCAAAACTATCATTAGTAAAATTAAAATTTACACTTATATCATCATTAGTAGAAACAAGAAGAATATCATTATCATATAAGCCTATTAATTTATATGAATTGTAAAGCCCTTTAATATGAACTTTATTTAATATTTCACTATCATTCATAATTATGTGAATCACTCATCAATTTACGTATATCAAGAGGTATTTTAGAAAAGTTAACTAATATGTTATTTAACTTTAAATTTTCTAATACTTTATCATAATCACTGTCTTTTAATTTCTTAACCTCAACAATTATATCACCTACCTCCCCAATTAAACTATCATCAACTTCTGGCTCTTTATTAAAAACCTCTATATACCTATTATATATTTTATCAACAGTCTTAATCCCTATTCTGTCCCAAGCCGCTTTAACGTTATCACCTTTGTCACCCCCAATTAACTTATTGAAAATAACTCGGTTCATATCTACTTCCTCTACTTTTCTTCCATCTTCTAATGATTTAATAAACCTAAGCATCTTATTAGGACCATACAACTCTCTATTGGGGTCAAGTGACATACGTAGTGGTTGATCCTTATTAAAGTTGTAAATCCATGTCTTATACCCTAATGGGAGAAATAATTTATTATGTAAACTATTCTCATTTATAATGACATTTATATAGTCTTTGGTATAGTGAAGTGTCTGTCTAATATCCTCGTCATTTGTCACCATTAAAGTAGAAACATTTTTTGCATTATAATGATCAACTAAGTAAGCAAACCAATCATCACCCTCTACTCTATTCTTTTCTAATAATTGCACATTAGCAGGTAAATGGTCCTTAAACTCTTCATAACAAGCACCCACGAACTCCCAGTTTATTTCTGCGTTCTTGACACGTGTTCCTTTATAATCACTGTATATTTCTTTCCTCCAATTAGACTTAGAATCAGATATGAAATATATTTTATCAAAATCATAAAGTTTTGATAATTTATTGACAGTATATTCTAAGGTCTCTTGAAGACTGCCATATAACGTGCTTGAACTATGTAATGCGAAAACATTACGCATTAATATATAATTACCATCTATAATTAGTATCATAAATTATTATTTTTACCTATTTTGAAAGTTAATCTCCTAACTGTGTTATTCATATTAGGGGAATATATTATTTCCAAACTATCTAATATAGTTACCTCAGTTGCCTCGCTATTTATTTCATTAAGTACGGCATCTTTAGTATAATTTACTTTAATACCTGGTTCTTCTCCTATTAGGTTTTTAAGGTCAGACTTAATCTGCTTATTAGACCAATTACCTTTTTTAAAATCTATTTTCGATATATAATCTCTTATAATCGGTTCTCTCATATCTGTCATACTAATATCTTATTTTTAATCTATATATTTTATAGTATCGTCCAGTTTACAAATTGGCACTTCTATCATTTTGAATTTGTTAATATTATGCCTAGATGTATAAATATAAAATACTCTTCTCTTTCTTTCAGGTAGTTTTTCAGTTTCTATATCAATTTGGTGTTGATTATTACCATATTTGGCCACAATTCTTTCAGTAAATAACATTGCCCATTCTAACTCATCATATGTTGCCCCAATCTGCTCCTCATCTGTTCTACCATCTTCCCATAAACCATCGGTTGGTCTAGATTCTAGAATTTCTCTATTAATACCTAATGTGCGACCCAGTTCATATACTTCTGATTTCATTAAGTCGGCAATAGGAGAAATGTCTACTGTACCATCACCACCTCTGGTGAAGAATCCAACACCGAAGTCTTCTATTTTATTCCCAGTGCCAACAACCAAACCTTGGTGCATATTAGATACAGCATATAGTGTGAGCATTCTTAATCTTGATGCCATGTTAGCTAATACTAAATTGTATCTATCTTCATTAACACTCTCTTCAATATTACTATGAAAAAGATTACCATCCATTACACCAGATTCATTTAATAATTTAACCTGTGCATTAAATGAATCTGTTAAATTAATCTCAGTGTAATGAATATTACCATTATCTTGTATTAGTTCATGTGCATGTATTGAACCCAATCCACCTACCTTACCTTTACCAATAGGCATCCCTACGAGCATTACATTCAACTCAGTTTTTCCACAAATTGCGGAAACAACTGATGAGTCTATCCCACCAGAAACACCAACTACTAATGTTTTTATTCTTGCACTATGTGCATAATCTTTTATAAATTTTGTGATTTCATCAACCACTTTCTTACTATCTAATGTTCTCATACTTTTTTGTATTATAAAATTTATTATTTGTTTATATTTAATTTAACTAAATGATCCCCCATCTTCTTAACTACATATAATAGAAAAGATAATAAAAAGAACATTATTGTTGTTACTATACCATAATTCACAGTATCTCTGCTATTATTCACAATCATAAGATTGAAGTCATATAGACCATGGAAAAATGTTGCCATACCCACACCCATAATTATATAGAATACTTTTCTAAACTTTGGCTTATTCTTCATTAAAACATCAAAAATGGAAATACCAGAGACATTCTTGGTTGGGTTAGTTTGTAATAGATGATCCATATTAGATAATGATATCCAATAACCCATAATTAGCCCAGCAATCATATGCATTAAAACAGCACTGATACTTCGTATTAATAGAGAATCCATACCAGCAGTTATACCATATACTATATTTTCCATAAAAGAAAATCCTAGTCCAACTGCTCCACAATATATCATTGTTGCTAAGGGGTGTTGGTTTTTAATAGGCTTTAGAACAAACCTCCTTAGTAAAAAATAATTGAAATATTTAGATAATTCTTCAAATAGTCCCGCTTGTATAAAGGCAACTATAAATACTGAGAACATAAATGAACCATTAAATAACGAAAATAAAGTACTTAACGATGGAAATAACTTATATATACTGAGCATCATAACAGTCGTTAATATACCGCCTAAAAAGTAAATAATAGACCGCCTAAAACTCCACGATGTATATGGGGTGGTGATGTATAGAATAGATAGGTATAAAATACCTGGAATTAAACTATATAAAATTATCTGTAAAATGTGTAATACCATTTCATATATTATATTAACTATTAATTATTCCCTCTAATACTTCATACTGCCTATCACTTAATATCTTTAAGTTTGACTTATTACCAATTGTCATATAGTTCTTTGAACTCTTTAAGTGACTTTTAAGCGATACTAAAAAGCTATTATCAGTATCCGTGCATTTCCTGAGATATTTATTTAACTCATTCCTTTTTTCATTATCCATATATTAATTTGTTTTATTTAATAACTGATGGGAATATCGCATTTTATCTATGGGTATAAATGTAAATGCCCATTTATAATAACGCTGACCATGTTCTTTAATAAATGCCTTTTTACGTTTCCGTGGTAGTTTCTCTTTCATTTATATTTATGTTTATTACTTATTAAATGGTTGATATTTCCCCCCTGTGGGTGTATGTACTTTTATAAGCCATCTATAAAAAATTTGACTATTTTTTTTAATAAATGCCTTTTTACGTTTCCGTGGTAGTTTATATTTCTTTTTCATATCATACCTATAATTAACAAAGGTAATCAAAAATTATATTCTCGCAATATCTTTTCTAAATTAAGTTGCCTGTTGATAAATGTTAGGTAGTCTTTATTTTCATAATAATCTTCATCATAAATCTCTCGTGGGTAAATAGGGTAAAGAGTATGTGGGTTTTTTTCATGCACCCATCCCTTTTTAAGTAGTTTGTTAGTACGAGAATCTATTCTATTGGGGTTGAGCATAATACTATCATCAAGTATTCGGAATTTATTATTTACAACATCACTAAATGCACCAAACACTGACTCATTCACATACATACCATCATAATATAATCCACTTGTAGTTAAATCAACATTGGTCAATAATGTATTTAAAATATGTTTAGAAACAACTACATTACCATATGGTCGTATTAATTGAACAGTCTTATCACCCTTTATATAGGTATGTGGCTCAAATATAACATCCTTTAAGTTATATAACTCTCCAATATTTTCATGTCTTTCACTATCATTATTTAGAATATAACCATTTTTGTGTAATAAATCACCCAATGCCATACAGCTTTTTGATACTGTTAATATGTCAATATCATTTATTTCTGATACTCGATTAGAAATGATATCCCTTATAGAACCACCGAAAATATAGCAGTTATCCGCAACATCAAACATATCACTTACATTAAAACCTAAGTATTTAGTTAATGAAACCTCAACATAATCTCTAATCAATTTCTTATGATTAAATAATTGTATTTCTATCATATATGTATTTTTATACTTTTTATACTTAATAAATAAGAAAAGTTTAAATTTAATATATAAGACATGAAATTTATTAAGCCTAGAAACCCAATATTAATTGATACAAATCCTATTTTAGAGAGTATTAGTAATTCCAGATTAGAGGATGCTTATGTATTAGTTAGAAAAATACTGACAAAAAAAATCGGTGAATTAGCAGGTTATGATTCGGATTGGTATACTAAAACTAATGATGGTGAGGAATTAATGGGTAGGTTATTTAGAACAGTAGAAGGTAAAGCAATTCGCCTTAACTGGAAAAAAGATGATACCCACTCTATAATTATATCTTTATCTTTATGGAAGGAAGTGGAACTGGGTGGGAAAAAAATGATAAATAATCCTGATTATACTATACAGTTAAATGGTGCTTCTTTATCTAAAGGTCTTATGTTGGCATTAGATTATTTCTCTAAAGTTGGATCTTTTATTAATGAGAATATTAAGGGGATGGAAGCAGAGATGGAAGATTCCACACCAGTATCATTAATGGATTTTGATGGAAATATAGATGATATGAACTTAGATATATTTGATACTATACATGCCAGAGTTATGCAAGTAGCCTATGGATATGGTACTAGTTTAATTATAACAGGTATGAGTGGTGTTGGTAAAAGTTTTGATACTAAAAAAGCACTACAAGAAGTTAGTAGAGTAAAGAATATTAAGGATAGTAATAACTTTAAATTCTTCAAAGGGGATGTATCAACTTCGGGGCTATATGATATATTATTTAGATATCACGATCAATTAATAGTATTTGATGATATGGATAATGTTTTTAAAGATGATGCAAGTATTAATATACTTAAAAGTGCATTAGAAACAGAACCAGAAAGAGAAGTTACACGCTCAATTCAAACACATTTTAATACGGATGGGATGACTATGAAGGATATAATGGCAAACTATATTGGTGATGTTAATGTAGCTGATGATGAAGAGTTATTTAAAATAAAAAACAAAGGTAAATTACCTAAATCATTCATATTCACTGGCAGAGTTATATTTATATCTAACCTAAGTGGTAAAGATTTTGATAAAGCAATTAGAACAAGGGTTAGTGCACATATAGATGTTCAATTAACACATGAAGAATTATTAACAAGGATGAGGTTTGTCATGGATAAAATGAAGCCACACGTTAAGAAAGAAGATAAAGAAGAAGTTCTTGAATTAATAGATTATTTAACTCTTAAATACGAAACCAAAAGCCCATTGTCTATTAGAACATTAGGTAATGCAATTGATACTATGGTAGCAAATGATAGATTGGTTAATATTGGTGGAAGAAGAATACCTTTATGGCAAGCTCTTATTAAAAATGATATGGTAGGTAAAATAGCTAAACTTAGAGTTTAATTTTATCTATTATTTCTATGATGAATTTATCCTCTATCGTTCTTGGGTAATTTGTTAAAGTGGATTTAAAATATTCATCAATACTTTCTACACTCATTTTTTTAATTTCGTTTATTATTATAAGCATATCATGTAAATCAAAGTTATCATCTATATGATTCATTAAAAAGGTTATAGTTTCAGATAATTCTGTTAGCAATATAGTTGGTTTTGCATCTAGTTGCTCAAATATTTTCTCAAAAGTTTTAATATATTCCATTGTGTTTTATTTATTTACTTTATATATATAAGAAAAAATATTTAATATATACACTATGAAAAAATTCTCTAATAAATATTTAAACAATTATAATATACTATCTAAAGCAATTATTGGGTTTGAATTCGAGTGTTTTTTTAATATATCATTCTATAAAGTATTAGAGCAATTAAATAAAGAATTAGCACCTGTTAGAGTACATGGGTTCAGAACATATCATAGTGACTTTGTTCCTGATGATATGAACTTTAAACTAGAAAGAGATTTAAGTGGTGGTCAAGATATGGCAGAAATAGTGACAGGTCCTATGGATTATAATACTGCGAAAATATACCTTATTAAAATTTTGAGATTTATAGATAAATATGCTAAGACTTCAGATAAAAGTGGTATACATATAAATATATCATTTAAAGATTTAGATGTTAAAAATATAAGTATGATTAAACAAATATTTTCAATAGATGAAGAAGCTATATATGAAATGTTTCCATCAAGAAAAAATAATGTTTATGCTAAAAGTATCAAGAAATTAATTCCATATAAGCAATTTGATTATTCAGATATATCCCTAAGTGCAGTTAATAGTAGAATAGAAATCCCAGATAGTAAGTATTATGGCATTAACTTTAAACACTTATTAGCAGATGATAATAGAAGAATTGAAATAAGATATATTGGTGGTAAAAACTATCATAACCAAGTTGGTGATATAATGGAGATTATGGATAATGTTATTATCATAACTTATAAAAATATTGAAGATACTAGTTTAGATAGTGATACTAGTAGTAAAATATATAAATATATTGATAAAAAAGTTAACCTTTTTAAAAGCTTAAATGAATATGATAAATTCTTAGTTGAATACCCTAATATTGAAATACAAATAGATCAAGATAATAGATATGAGATAGTGTCTTCTCACTACGGTAAAATATACGATAAAATATATAACTTCTTGACAAGCATAGAGGGTATTAATGAAGGTGTTTTTAACTTCCATACTGAAACTAGTAAGCTAGAAATAGTTGGTGCAGAATTTAAATGTAACGCGGAATTACATAATTATGACTTTATACGTTGTGATATTTATAATGGTATATTCACTAACAGTAATATTTATGATACTAAGATATCAAATGTCGAAATAAGTACATCAAGATTAGATAACTCTACTATAAACGAATCTAAAGTTATATCATGTAATGTTAACTTATCAGATATGAAAAATTGCTATTTCCAAGCTGGTATATTAAATGGTTATATGGAAGGTGGTATCTTTAGATCAGGACAGATTGGTGAAAATGCACAACTTAGTGAAAGCACATTCGTAGTAGGTAAAGATAAACAAAGCTTCTTTAATACTACATCCGAAGAAGATGATAAAGATGATAAAGATGATAAAAAAGGTGAAATTAAAAAATAATTGATTAATAATGATTGCAGTAAAATGGAGAAAGGGTAAAACATGGGCTAATCTTATACCCTTAGTTAGAGTAGGATTTGGTATGATGTTTAACCTAATAAAAAATAGGGGGGTTGTTAAATCAGAAATCCTGGTTAATGAAACCGAAATATATAATATACCAAGTGATCAATATGATATACTTAAATTATTTGGATTTAAAGGTATAGCACAATTTCAAACTGAAGGCTCTGGAAGCGTAAGTAAAGAAGAAAGAATACTAGGATTTAGATGCATTGAAAACCAATATCAATTTGGTATACACCAAAGAATAAAAGGTGTGCGCCAAAACTTTGACCCAACAATAGTTACTGCAAGGTTTGGTAAATGGACAAGAATACCAGATATTAAGCCTGTTAAAGGTCTTTTTATCCCAGCATTGCCGTTTTTTGGTGGCACAGATAATAATAAAGATGGTTATGGTGGAAGAGCACCACATGATATTACTATATACTTAAGCTTTATATAATATATATAAAGCTTAATTAAAAATGATAAATACATATGAATAAACAAGAATTATTTGAAGAAATGAAATCTCAATGGGATTCGTTTGAAGAAAATCACAACGGAACTACCAAAGTTTCTGATAGTAAAGCTAGAAAGGCAATTGGTGAAATTAAAAAACTAGTTACTGATTATAGAAAAGCGTCAGTAGAATCTAACAAATAAAACAAATAAAAGGGGATAATTTATTTAAATCATCCCCTTTATTTATCTATTTATCCCACCTTCTCTAAACTTCTATTTGCTACATCAAAATCAAATATCTCGTGGCTGTTAAAATCTGGTTTAAGAGAATGTTTACCTTTTGTCCAAACATATTTATAGTACATTTTTTCTTTGTTTACTTCTATAATTAATTTTTCGTGTTCTCCTTCATAAGGATTTATATGTTGTAAAAAATCCCCTTCTTCAAATCTTTGGGTGAAATCTTATTCTTCCATAGTTTATTTGTTGTTTATTTAAGTTTTTCTAAAATTTTATTTTAACGTGTCCCAATTTTAAGAGATATTAGGGACGGGTTGGTTACATATATCCCGACTTACTGGGGGAATATGTGTACTGGTGTACTTATCCAGTTGTTATGCGCAACCTACATAACGTTGCTGATAAAAATCATACTTGGTAAAACAATATGCTTACATCCCTTTTGGTCTTGACATTGTTCTATAAATATTTCCCAATTCTTTTCCATCATTTCAATAAACAGCGAACTATTGCCCCTGTCTTTATATCTTGCTAAATATTCTTCCTTCAAAGATATGTCGGGATAAACAAGAGTAAATTCCAAACCTTCCGCAACTAAAGCATCTCTCACTTCTTTATGGCTACTAATAAAAATTCTTGCATAGCCTTCAGATATTTTCTTTTTGATGTGTTCAATATAGTTTTGTGGAAAATTGTCTTTATCAAACTTACTACTATCGCTGTCAGTCGCAAATCCCTGTGGCATATAACCACTACCTTCTCCTTTATCTACGTACCAAGATTTACCAGTACCAGGAAAGGCAGCGCATAACACTGTATATACGTCAGTTGCAGTTTCGTTATTATTTAAAGTTTTGTTCATTTTATTAAGTTTTAGTTTGAATTAAAGTTTCGATATTTTTAATGCAACCGAACGCATATACCCAACCGTTAGCACCAATACTACGGAAGTGCTTCGATTGAACATTATTCTTCATAATTTCCAACAAATTCTACTTGTTCAGGGTAAAATGCAATATAACTATTTGAACCTCTATCTTCAATATTGTTTCTATAAATAATCCCATCATACCCATATTTGTCGTGTAATAATGTTCTCAAATTATCAAAAGTTGCTCTGTCAGAATAAATATTACCAATTAAATCATATTTTTCATCTTTGGTTATTATTTTGTCTTTATATAATTCAGTTACAACCTTTGTTAAATCATTATGAAATCTGTAATCTCGACTAAGATATAATGGGTTTTTTAAATGAAACTTAAACATCTTAATATGTGGATTTATATTCATTCTAAACGATTTCATTCTATCTTTAGCTGATTTTAAAGAACCTGCGTGTAATCCCAAACCATACATTTCAGGTTTAGTCCAAGTTGAATTTGTTGCGTGATATAAAATATCAACATCATTTTTATCTACATTTTCGTTTAAAAATTTACCAAAACTCTTAATCTTATCTATTTGTTTTCTCATTTCGTTTCCCATAATTTTACTTTATATATAAATATTTCAAAATTAAATTTCTGATAAACAAACCGTACTGGTGCTAACAACGTGTATAAAACATAGCCAATTAAGGTCTGTGGTTTACATCAAGTGTGTGCTATGGCTACGTTTCATACACGCAGCCGTTATCGGCAAATGCTACAATTTTCATTTCGTTTTTAAATTAAATTTAGTGCTGATAAACCGACCAGCACATAACACCGGCTATAAATAAAAGCCATGTCAAGGTTATTGTTGTGAATTGAACTTTGTTTTAGGGCTTCAATTCATAGCCCAAACGTTGTGTCGGCATTAAAACGACCCCACAACACGGTACATAAAAAATAAAATACTAAGCATACCATTCTATATAATCAGAATCTATTCCATTTACTATTATACCTACTTTTAACCAATATCCCGTTGGCACTTGTTTATAAACATATTTTCCTATTTGTCTCATAATATTATTTTTAGTTTGTAATTCCGTATTTTAAATTTCATATACCTATTCGTTATCTGTGTTTCATTTAAAATTTAGTACATTTAATGTCGCACTAACCATATACCTACCGTTACCAAACATTAGAGCCAAAGTCCCTCTTTATCAAGAATTTTTTTTGCTTCAAGAAGTCGGCTATACCTTTCATTTAGGTTGTTGTAAGATTGGCTAAATGGTTTTGCTTTGTCTATTTCTTTAACCATCCAATTTAAACGTTTGGTAACAACGCCTATATGTAATGCCTCAGTTCCTATTCCTTTTGGTGTTCCTACTATATCAGTTTTCAT